CCTGAACGCCTCCAATCTCGCGAGCGGTACGGTTCCGGACGCCCGGTTCCCGGCCACCCTTCCGGCAATCAGCGGTGCCAACCTGACGAACCTGAACGCCTCCAATCTCGCGAGCGGTACGGTTCCGGACGCCCGGTTCCCAGCCACCCTGCCGGCAGTCAGCGGCGCTAACCTGACGAACCTGAATGCCTCCAACCTCGCGAGCGGTACTGTACCGAGCGCTCGCGTTGCCGGCGCTTATACGTCCATTACTGCCATCGGCAATGGGGGTTCGCATGTATCAATCTCCGTAGATGGAAACGTCACGATCAACACACCTTCCAGCGGCACCCACACGATCAACGGCGGACTCACCAGCGGCGGCAGCATACTGGTAAATAGCACCACAGGTCTACCAAATACAGTCATCGGGAGCAACGTCGCCCTTGCGGCGGGTTACTCGTCACCTGTAGCAGGCAGGATTCTGTTCGGCGATAACACTGGCTGGAAGTTACAGTTTGGCAGACGAGTCAGCGGATCGGAAAACGTAATCGCTGAATTGGTAGATAACGGCGACATCAACATCCTTCACACGAGCGGAGTCAACTCGTCGTGGCGAGTAGTCGGCGGTCAGCTTTACTTCGGTGGTTTGACGAACTCCCAATTCAACCTGACTCAGAACAACCAGAACCGCATCAGCTTCCAGACCGACGGAAAGTCATACGTCAGCGTTGACAGTATGACAAACGAGATTGGCTTCCGTCGTGTTCCGAGGACTACAGACACCACTCTGAACACCGCGAAAGTCGCTCAATGCATCGCTCTCACTTCCGGCGTGACGATCCCGGCCAATACGTACGCTGCCGGGGACAGTTTCAGCATCTACAACGACAGTGCATCATCGATCACGCTCACGCAGGGCTCTGGCCTGACGCTGCGGCAATCAGGTACGTCTAACACCGGCAACCGAACGCTGGCAGCGCGCGGGATGGCAACCATCTGGTTCAACAGCGCGACCGAAGCTATCGTTATGGGGGACGTAACGTAATGGGGATGATGAACATGATGATGGCTCCCTCGGGCGGCAGGCTCGTCGTCCCGCTGCCGGGCGGAACCTTCCAATACTCCTCTGACTCGTCCATAACGGTGACCCTTCAGTTCGCGTCAGACGGAACCGTCAACACGGTAGTCACTGGCCAAGGAACTCTTTTCCAGCATCGCTGGTGGACGAAAGGCTCGAACCCAAATGCTTACGTCAGGGCAACGCTTCAATCCGGAGACACACCATCAGGCACATTGAACGCGTGGCTGCAACTGAATACGACCCGGCAGTGGAGCATTACGGCTTCAACACCCGGACAAGTAAGAAATTCGTCGCTTCTGATACAAATCTCTCTTGATGGCGGTAATACGGTCACCTCAAGCGGAACCTATACGATCGAGGCCGAACGCCTCATCTAAGCGAACTGGGCAGCACAATCAGCGTGACAGACGCGGCGTAGTAAAATAGCCGGGCCAGCTAACGCAGGCTGTCCCACTCAACCACAGGAGACCAACCATGCAGAACCAAGTCAATCTCGAACCGAAGTTCATCATCGAAACGCTGAACGCGGAGATCAGCCGCCTGACGGGCGAAGTACTCGCGCTGCGCGCGTACGTGGCTCAGCTCGTCGCGCAGGCTGCCGAGAAGAAGCCCGAGACGAACGATGGCGAGTCCGAAACCGCATGACGTAGGAGAACGAGTGGTGGAGTGGAGAGACCTAGCTTTGGCGGTCCTCTCGGGGCTGTGGATCGTCTTGTCAGGAGTCGCGACAGCGATATGGGCTCAGGTCCTCCGCAACCGCGATTCGTTGTCGAACTTCGAGCGTCACGTCAGCGAGACGTACGTTCGCCGTGACCACAACGACGCGCAGTTCACGCAACTGATGACCGAAATCCGGTCTCTGCGGGAGCTGGTGATCACGGTGATCCAGCAGCGCCGGCAAGGGGAGTAACATGGCACCGATCCTAGGGTACCTGATCGCCAATGGGCTGCCGCTCGTGGCGAACGCACTGATGGCCGCCGGAAAGGAGAAGGTCGAGCAGGCTCTCGGAATGAAGCTGCCCGACATGACGGCTGGCGGCATGTCGCCGGAACAGCTCTTCGCGCTGAAGAAGATCGAGGCGGAGAGGCCGGAGAAGCTGCTTGCTCTCGCGCTCGAAGAAAAGCGGATCGAGCAGCAGGGAGAGGCTGCGGAGGCGCAGGAGATCACGAAGCGCTGGCAGGCGGACATGACCAGCGATAGCTGGCTCTCGAAGAACATCCGTCCAGCGTCTCTCGCGTACGTGCTCTTGGCTCTCACCGCGTTCGCTGTCGGGAGCGGGGCAGGGTTCGACATCCAGAACGCCTACATCGACATCTTCGGCAACCTCGCGATGGCTCTCGTCATCAGCTACGTCGGCGGCAGGAGCGTCGAGAAGGGGCTGACGATCTGGACTCGGAGCAAGCGATGAGTCTGCGGGAAGAGCAAAGCGCTTTCGCGCGCGACATCGTGCGGCTGCTGACGTACGCTTCCGGCCTCGGCTACGAGTACACCTTCGGCGAATTCGAGCGCCCGATCGAGATGCAGAAGCTACACGTAGCGGCCGGGCGCTCGAAGACGATGAACAGCAACCACGTTCGGCGTTGCGCTGCCGACATCTACTTCTTCAAGGGCGGTGAGCTCACGTACGACATCGAAGAGCTCGGCCGCTTCTGGGAGGCTCTGTCACCGAAGAACTCGTGGGGAGGGAACTGGGCGTCTTTTAAAGACAAGCCTCACTTCGAACGACGCCCATGAACCGCAGGCTCCCGATCCAAGAGGGGCTTCCGACGACGGTGAAGATCGGGGCCCATAGGATGCGGATCGCGTTCACCAGCCACCGCACGTTGCCCGACATGCGGTTCCTGAATGGGCTGTGCGACTTCGACAACGGGGTGATCCACATCAACCGCGACCACGCGCGCAACCACTCACCGGACCGCGTGCTGACGACGATCCTCCACGAGATCGGGCACGCGATCAACCACGTCTACGGTGTGCGGGACGAGAGCGGGGAGGAGGGCTTCGTGACCGGCTTCTCGATCGGGTTCGTGGCCTTCCTGATCGACAACCCGTCTTTCCACCACTGGATGAACCGCATCATCGAATCCACCCGCATCGACCACGCGAGGGCCTCTTGAAGCATCTGATCATCCCCGACGTACAGGCGAAACCCGGAATCTCGAACAAGTTCCTCGAAGCGATCGGACGATACGCCGCCGAAAAGCGGCCGGACCGCATCATCTGCCTCGGCGACTTCGCCGACATGGCTTCCCTGTCGAGCTACGACAAGGGCAAGAAGTCGTTCGAGGGCCGGCGCTACTTGGCGGACATCGACGCCGCGAGGGCGGCAATGGAAGTTCTGATGACGCCGATCGCAAGGGCTGCCGGGTACCGGCCGACGCTCGATCTGACGCTCGGGAACCACGAGCATCGCATCGTTCGCGCTACCGAGCTCCAACCGGAGCTGGACGGTGTTCTATCCCTCCAGCAGCTCGAATACGAGAGCTTCGGGTGGCGGGTTCATGAGTTCCTGCGCCCGGTGCAGCGCGACGGGGTGATGTACGCCCACTACTTCACGTCTGGCGTGATGGGGCGCCCCATCACCACAGCGCCCGCGTTACTGGCAAAGAAGCACATGAGCTGCGTAGCCGGCCACCAGCAAGGCAAGCAGATCGCGTACGCGACAAGGGCCGACGGGCAGACCATCACCGGGATGATCGTCGGCTCGTGCTACGAGCACGAAGAGGACTACCTCGGCCCCCAGGGGAACAAGCACTGGCGCGGAATCGTGATGCTCCACGAAGTCCGCTCCGGAACGTTCGACGAGATGTTCGTCAGCCTGCGGTATTTACGCAGCAAGTTCAGGTAGACGAGTCACTCTTCCGCTCAGGATCGCGGAAGCCACGATGTCGTGATCGACGCCCAGAACGTCGCAGCAGAAGCGGAACGACATCGGACGTGTGCTGTCGGAAAGCACCCAGACCTTCGCGTCATCCATCAGCTCCGGATCGTCGGACTGCAGGTCTTCAACGGCCTGCTGGATCATCCCGTAGCAAAGCCGTCGGCCGAATAAGCTATCGGTGGGCGGCAGCTTAGAGTCCTGGAGCATGTCGATCAGATCGTTCAGGTACTCATCGACCTGTCCGCTTTCGATGCGCCAGCGAACGCGAGATCGCCCTTTACCGCACGTGACGCAGCTCTTGTTCGACAAGTAGCGCAGCGTTCCGCCGCAGCAGCGGCACGGCTTGCCGATGTAGTAGTGGGAGTCAGGCTTCAATTGAGGCTTCGAGAACACGGTAGAGCTCTTCTTGGGTGATGTCTTTGCGACGAATCGCTTCGAGCACAATCTCGTCGATCGAGCCCTTCACGATGAGATGGTGGATCACGACACCGCGCTTCTGGCCTTGACGCCAGATGCGGGCGTTGGTCTGGATGTATTCGTCGAGCGACCACGTGAGGCTGTACCACACGATCGCGCGCCCGCCCGACTGAAGGTTGAGACCGGTGCTGACGCTTCCCGGGTGGACGACGAGAACAGGCAGCCGGCCCCCGTTCCATTCGTCGATGAGTCGGTTGACCTGTTTCGTGCTGAGACCGCCGGCGATGAACTCCGCGCGCACGCCGACGTGCTTGGCGAGATAGAGCAGGATGCGGTCGATCTCGTGACGGTACTGGACGGCGACCATCAGAGGCTCCCCCTGATGCTCGTCGACCAGATCGGCGAGAGCACGCAGCTTGTCGTCGTGCAAATTTTGCACAGACCCGTCGGGAAGGTAGATCGCGCCCCCTGTCGCCTGCCGCATGCTGTTCAGCTTCGCGGCCACCTGCTGGCCGGGTAGTCCGTCGAACGTCCCTCTACGGATGCGCTCGCAGGCTTGCAGGGCATCCGGCGACTCGATCAGGATGTCGTTGTCGCGACGCTCCGGCATCTCGATGTAGTCGGCCGCGTCGAGGCGGTAGCAGATGTCGGAGATGGCGGAGTAAATCTCCGCGTCAGCCCCGTCACGCAGCTCCCACAGGCTGTAGCCGCCCCACTGCGGCATCTCGATGCAGTACCGCTCGCGGAATGCCGTCAGCGTGCGCCCGAGCCGCCGCCCGTTGTCGAGGATTCGGACCTGCCCAAACAGGTCCATCAGGCTCTCGGCTGCCGGGGTGCCGCTCAAGACGTACCGTCGACGGAACTGCGGCAGCATAGCCTTTAAAGCCTTCGATCGTTGGGCCTGCGTGTTCTTGAACTTCTGCGACTCGTCGACCACGAGGACGTCCCACGCGGGCGTCTGCGAGAGGCTCAGATCGGCCAGCCAAGCGACGTTTTCCGGGTTGAGTAGGTAGACGTCAGCCGGCTCCTGAAGGGCCTTCAGGCGCCTTTCTGGGCCTCCTGCGACGAGGCTGAACGTCAGCGGGAAGCCCCACTTCTCCGCCTCCTGCCGCCACGTCTTTTCCATCGGCCGCTTCGGGGCGATGACGAGAGCCGCGCGCATGGCTCCGGCGCGTTTCAGCTCCGTCAGCCCGGCGAGGACGATCCCAGTCTTGCCAGCTCCGGGGGACAGAAACAGCCCGTACGAAGGGCTGCGCAGCATGCGCTCCAGCGCGCGGCGCTGAAACGGGTGCGGAGAGTATGTGATCGAGGACATGGTCAAAGTCGTCGCGAGACCGGATGACGATAGCGGCGTGGCCGAGTGCGCGGAGTCGGGCGAGCGTCTGTTCCTGCGCCGGGCGAAGCCGGCCGGTGGGCTGCTTGAACTCGATCCAGACCACGTAGCCGTTTGGAAGCAGCAGAGCCCTATCTGGCCACCCAACGTCTACCGGCTTTACCTTCACCAGCAGGCAACCGCGCTTCGCAGCTCGGCCCCTGCACGCTCGCTCTAAAGCGGCCTCACGCAAGCGGCCCCCGGGGCTTTTTCTCCCCGGCAGCGCAGACGGCTTCGCCGATCATCGAGGCCGCTGATCCCCCAGCGGTCAGCTCCGGGCTGTAGTCGCCCTTCGCGACGATCATCTCGGTGCCGACGTCGATCAGAAGCATCGTGCCGCGCTTCGCAAGGCACTGACCGCGCAACACCGCGCCGTAGACGACGACTGGCTGCGACCCTTTCGGGGCCGAGATCGAGATCATCGTGCGGTAGTAGAGCTGCCCGTCAGCCGTCTTCTTGATCTCGACCCCTAGAGCATCGACGATCGCGATGCCGTCGTCGTTCTCGATGATGACGACACCGGGCTCTTCGCGGACCGTCGCCTTAGCGTACGCGTCGCTGACGAGAGAGACGCCGACGAGAGCAGCGAAGATCACGGAAAAGATCGACGCCAGAAGGTAGATCAACCCATTACTCAGGTCTCCGTTGTCGTGGGCACGACGGCACGCCCACACAAAGCCGGCTGCCGAGACAAGAAAGAAGATGAAAAGACCGTAGAGCATGGTTTCCTCCTAAAGGTTGGTGACCCGAACCGTGGTGACCGCTCCGTCCCCAAGGTCTGTGTGTTTCTCGATCAGACGGGACACCGCGCCGAGCAGAGTCTTGTTCTCGGCGAGCAGACCCTCGACGACGGCTTGCCAGTTCGTCTTCGACCTCAGGGTACGGACGACGGTCGCTGCATAGCAGGTACCTTCGATGCGGATCGAGTTCGTGGTGTCGAGCCCGACCGATTCCGCGAACTCAACAAGCTCGCGCTTCAGCTCCTCTTCCTCACGCGCGACTTCAGCCACCTCGGCTTTCAGCAGCCCGAGGCTGTCGACTTTGCCCATCAAGGGTTTCAGGCGAATCTCGATTGTCATGGTAGCTCCTTTCATGGTGGGTGGTGGAATTGCGGCCCGATTCCGGGCCGCGTGTCAAGCGCCGTCGATCAATGGTACTCCCCGAGTGCGCAATGAAGGACCTCATGCCCTACGACAGTCGTCAGAGGGTCGTCCAGCATCTTCGGGCGCTGGACATGGATGATGCAGCGATTCGACTCCGGGTAGAACTCCGCGCACCCGGGGTAGCGCTGCCGCACAACCAGATCATCCGGAACGCCGCGCCACGCGCCGAGCTTGCGGCAGCGGTTGATGACGGAGAGCCGGTCGTCGTACCATTCGATCGTCAGCTCGAACTTCCTGACGTCGCTGGTCGGCTTGATGGGCTGCGCGCACGCGTTGTTCGAGTAGCCGACCACGAAGGCGAGAACAGCGAAAGCGAGGATGGCGGCGATGGTCGCGCGAGCGTAGGCGCCGATCAGGATCAGAAACAGCTCCCAATTCTTCATGGCTTTTCCTCCACGACCATCGGCTTGTCGGTACCGCATACCGGGCAACGCAGCCCGCCACGCGCGGATGCCGCGTCAATCCACTTCTGCGTGATCCGGATGATGGTTTTGCAATCCGGGCACTCTGCTTTCCGCAGGAAAGTCTTCTGCACCTTTGGCAGCTTGACTTTCGATTCCGCGCTCGGGTATGGGCCGAGACGATCCAGCAGCTTTTTCAGCTTCTCTTTCAGCTCAGGCCCCGGGAACGTACTAGCCCACAAGCCCCGTAGGCCCGCCGCTTCTGCGATAGCCGCGAACTGCTCACCATGACCGTGCTGGCAATCGTCGATCGCATGGCACAGCTCGTGGGTGAGTACGCTTAGGACAGTCTCGCCGTCGGACAGAATCGGGTTGATGATGATCCTGTTCTTCCCTTCGGGGGACTCGTTGCGGGGCAAGCACTGCCCGAATCGGCTAGCAACCTGCGAAGGTTTACCGCGCGGCCACCCGCACTTTACCTCGATCAAGCTCTCGCTGATCGCGCCGTTGAACACGTCATCCAGCAGCGTACGAACGGCGGCTTCGAGCCATTCTTCCCGGGTCGCCATGTCACCGCTCCCCGCGCTCGGCTGCGTCATAGGCGGCCTCGCGCGCGTTCAAGACGTGCTGAGGCACGAAACCTTCGCGCTTCAGCTTTTCGAGATTCCGAGCGAAGTAGTACGCCTCACTGATTCGGCTGAACACGACAGGCACCTGTTCGTCGAACCCTTTGCGGGTGTCGACGACGTAGTACAGCGTCGTGCTCCCGGACGCAATCGGCACGACATCGAACGGGTAGATGCCGCCGATCGAGTGCTTCTGCAACCCGCCACTGCCAGCGTGACCGCCGATGATCAGGTCCGGGTTCTCGCGCGAGCGCTCGATCGCGAGTGCGAACGCAGAGGGATAAAGACGGAGCGGGTGATCGACTTTCATTCGGCATCTCCTTCAAGGTATTCCTCGACCTCATCCATGACGCGGCCGAACTCTATGGTGCGCAGGTAGTATTCCCCGACCATCGCGTTCTTCCGCGCCTTCCATGCGTGCAGAACGAGACGCAACACGTCCTCTGGGCTCATTGACTTGTCCACGGTTCAGCCTCCAAGGTGCTCGGTCTCGCCGATCAGGGTGAACGTGTAGCCGTTCTTCCACGACGTCACCGCGTACTCACCATCAAGGTTGAGCAGCTTCGCGAACTTGCTAGCCGCGTTCCGATGGTTCTCGAAGGAGCCCATCGAATGATCGTACGGCTCGATGATGCGATGCTTGATGCCGTACGCAGTCACCGAAATTTTCGAACCCGTCGTGCTCGTCGGTCCGAGATACTTCGTCTTGATCAGCGTCATGTTTGCTCTCCTTTCAGCTCATGCAAGTTCGTAATCTCCGTCGGGAAACGCAACCCCGATTACGGGCGCGCTGAGATAGAAGGTCTCCAGATCATCGTCGTCGCACGTATCGAACTCTCCGTCTTCGTGAACGACGTAAATCTCCTTCTGGTACTTCTTGGCCTTCTTGCAGGCCGCTTTCACTGCCTCGTTGTACGTCATCGTCTACTCTCCTTTCAATTCACCCCGGATGCCCCGGAAGTGTTCCATCAAATCGTTCAAACACCTCCATCAACCATGAGCGTACTTTAAAGCCGATCGACCAGTCTGTCAACCCTCGAACCGACCGTTCGTCGGCCGGATCAGTCCTTCTGGTAGGCTGGAGCCAGAAAGCCCGCACTACGAATAGGGGCATTCCGGCACCAGTCCGGGGCCGTCATGCATTCCTGCAGCTCGCGCAGGTCGGCCTCCTCGCACGCCAGCACGACGATCTCGTCATGGACGTGCAGGACGACATCGAGCCCCCGGCACTCCGCCTCACGCAACGCGTGGGCGAGCACGTCGCGACTGATCGATTGCACGACGTTCTCGGTGAGCTTCCCGCCCCACGTGTTGATCTCACCCCACTGCCCGGTGTGCTGATTCACCCCGTCGTACTGGATGACATCCGACCAGTACCAGTTATCCGGGTCCTCTTTCCAATCCCGCAGCCTCTCGGCGGACGACTCGACGTCGGCAGGCGGGATACGCATGCGGCGCATCTCGACGACACGAGCGTTGATGTAGGTGATCTCGGTCCCTGCCGGTAGACGGCAGACGACGTGGTGATCGCGCGGAGCGAAGACGAACTCGCGGTACCTGTACGGCTTGCGGTGGATGATGCACTGCTTCATCGCTGTTTCGAGCCCATCCCACAGAGCGACGACCAGAGGGTGCGTGTCGCGATACGTGCGGATCGCTCGTTGCGCTTCTTCGGGTGTCATCTTGACGCCCATCCCTGCCGCGTACTCGATCAGCGTTTTGGCTCCGAGACCGTATCCGCCACCGAGCACCGGCGGCTTGGCGAAAGTGCGCTGTTCCTTCGTGACCTCCTCGTACTTCACGCCGAACTGCGCGGCGGCGAAGTCCTTGTACGGGTCAAGCCCTTCGGCGAACCGCTTCATCTTCTCCTCGTCGCCGGCGGCCCAGTAGAGCATCACGACCTCGATCGAAGCGAAGTCGGCGATCGCGAGCTTACGGCCTCCCGGGTCGCGCACGATCGAACGCACGAGATCAGCGACCAGCTTGAACGGCGCAGGATAGAGCAAACGGAGAAGGTCGACGTCTTCGTGCTGTAGGACGTCCCACGCGGTCTGAATCTCCTCGTCGCTGCCGAGACCGCGGCGGAGATTCTGCGGCTGTAGGCCGCGACCGCTCCATCGATGAGTGCGCCCCGCCCCGCTGTACTGGAGCATGTGACGCATCACGCCATCGACGGTCTGGCGGACCGCGACGTCGTACTTCTTCGGAGCCGACATCCCCGCACCGACGCGCAGCAGAAGCACGCGCCGTACGTCCTGCGGCAGCTCCTTGCTCAACAGACCGTTGATCGTGGCAGCATCGAGCGAGTCAAGCTGAACGCCCAGTTTACTTTGGACCCACTGCTTGATCTGAATCGGGCTGTTCGGGTTCTCGACCCCCGTAATCTCCTGAATCTCGCGCAACGCGTCAGCGCACAGATGATCGAAGACGCGGCTCGCGATGCGGGCCCGCTCGACGTCGACAGGCACTCCGCGACGGTTGATCCTCTGCGACATCTGGTAGACGCGCAGCTCCTCCTCCGGCCACCCGAGGCCGATCTCGTCGAGATACGTCGCGACGGCTGCCTCGATGACGATATCGTTCTGGTTGTACTCGACGAAGCGCTGCCAGTCGCCCGGCTGTTCCTTCGGACTGACGGGCTTCGGCGGCATGCAGAAGATGCGGATCAGTCGCGACGACTCGCCCGTCTTCCCCTCGATTCCGAGAGCGTGGCACGCCTCGTCGAGCGATGCGGGCAGCGAGCGGTATTGGGCGTGGCCCATCGTGCAGGACCACTTCTCGTCGGGCAGCCTCAGACCGAGGACGTGCTCCGTGATCTCCTGCTCGAAGCCGGCGTTCCAAGCGTGGATGATCTTCGCTTCGAGAAGGTCGGATCGCAACTCGTCGAGCGTGTTCGACTTCGGGTTACGCTCATCATACTGCTTGATGTGCCCGTTGGCGTCAGCCCACGCGGCGAGGATGATGCGAGTGCTCTTATCGCGAGCGTAGCGAGCGAGGCCGACCGTCTTAATGTCGGCCTCGCTGTAGGTCTCGTAGTCCAGATGCACGTGATTCCTTCCAAGCGTTTCTGACGTCTTTGCGTAGTTCCGAGAATGCGATTCCGATGTAGTGGTAAAGATAGACGAAGACAGCGGGCACGAACAGCGCGATGATGCGCGCCCGCCTTCGCAAAGTCAAGAGGCTCACAGATCGACCTCGTGCGGCATCTTCGCGCCCTTTCTCAGGTTGTACTCTGCGGGCACGACGTTCAGGTTCGACCAGTGATGCGGGCCGTTACGTACGAGAGGGATCACGTGATCGACGTGAGCATCGATGCCCGCTTTACGGTACGCTCGCATGATAGCGTAGATGGCCTTCGCGATGGGGCAGTTCCTGTCTACCGTCTGACCGAGTAGGCGAGCGCGGCGGATTGCTGCTTTGTTTGAGCACGCTTCCGGGTTGGCCTTATAACGAGCCTTAAAATAAGCGCGTATCTTCTCTTTGTTCGCCTCGCGCCAAGCCTTCTTTTGAGCGAGCCGCCGCTCCTTGTTTGCTTCGCGATAAGCCTTCCCATAAGCGCGCTGCCGCTCCTTGTTTGCTTCGTACCAAGCCTTCATTCGAGCGCGCTCCCGCCCCTTGTTTGCCTCGCGCCAAGCCTTACTTTGAGTACGCCGCCGCTCCTTGTTTACCTCGCAATAGGCGCGCCACCGATCCTTGTTTGCTTCGTACCAAGCCTTCATTCGAGCGCGCACCCGCTCTTTGTTTGCTTCGTAATAAGCCTTATTTCGAGCTCGCAGCCGCTCTTTATTTGCCTCGCGATAAGCCTTATCACGAGCGCGCTTCCGCTCTTTCTGCTCCTCGGTCATTCGCCCTCCCCCGTCAGCCATCTCTCCTCCAGCTCCAGAACAGCGAGAGCATTCCACGCGACGTGAGCGAGATGCGGCAGAAGTGTCTCATCGTCCAAATCATCCCCGCGATGGTGCGCGAGAAGATGTCGCCACAGTGCGTCCATGTAGCGCTCGGTGCCGTTCTGTACGGTGAGCCATCCGTGGTCACAATACTTCTGCGCGCCGTACGTTCCGACTGCGGTGACCAGCTCAAGTGCCCGCGAGAAGTCGCCAAGCACGAGGCTGTGGCGGGGTTTGCCGGAGTCCAGCTTCACGCCGGGCTGGTGTTGGTTGTCGTCTTTGTCCATGATGAACCTCGTGGTGGGTGGGTGTGAAAAGGTGCCGGGGTTTCTGGAGGGGGCACCCCGGCATGGCCCCTAGTACCCCTCCTTTCGAGGGATCAGAAATCCTCCTCAGGCTCGACAGCCTCGACCGCGAACTCACGATCAGCACGAGGCCCGCCAGCCAGCGGCTCGCCCTTGCGAACGAGCTGCACGTTACCGAGCCCGCAGCCGACACCCTTCTTCGTGGTCACGTCGAAATCGTAGAGGACGATCGAGACGTTACCGTAGTCGCCGCTGTTCCAGTCGGCGGGGTTCGCCTTGTTCAGCGATGCGTCGACGACATCCGGCGCGCGCTCCTCCGGCGTGCTCGCGTTCAGGAAATAGTGGCCAGCGTAGCCCTCGCGACCGTAATTCGAGTCGTTCTTGTCGTCGCCGTCGCGCAAGGGGTTGTGCAGGCCGGCCGTCTTACCTTTCCAGCACTCGTCGATGATCGACTTGATCGCTGCCTTCACCTCCGACACCTGCGGATGATCCTTCGGAATCAGGATTGTCGTCGAGTAGCGCTTGCGGCCCTGAAGATCCTCCTTCGGGCGGAAGACGGACAGGAAGCTGAATCGGACGTTCTTGAGAACGATGCGTTTTGACACTCGTGCCATGTTACGTTTACTCCTCGTTGTGCTCGGGTTGGAAATCAGCCGACGCGTCGAGCCGCAGCGCCGGCCGTGGATCGGATTCGGGAGCAAGATGCGGGGCCCCCTGCGGTTTGGTCGTGAGGCGCTCGATGATCTCATGCCCTTTGCCGAGACGTGCTTCGGCGTCCCCGATCGTGATCAGCTTGCGCTCGACACGCCAAGCGTCGTCACCGAGGACGGCCGGCAGCTCCTGCTCTGCTTCTGCCCTCCATCGGCGAGTCGCGCGTCCCTCGACCAGCTTGTAGCCGGGGACCTTGTCGCCCCTGCGCAGCAAAGCCACCACGCCTGTTTCGATATCGTCGCACCATTGGCGGATGTTCGGGATCTGCTTCAGCGCCTCGGCCATCTCGTGCGGCTGCAGCCTGTTGAACTCCGCCGCAACCATCGACTCGACCATCGACTTACGCGCTGAGCAAAACGCGCGCCCGGGGCACCAGCGGCACGCTTTCGGAGACGGGTAGTAGACGTGCGGCCGTTTTCGGACATCATCCGCCACCTTGCGCACGAGTTCAGCGAAATCTCCCATCTCGTCCAGAGTCACCTCGACGGTATCGACATGATTCCGTCGCGGCTGGTAAACGTGCAGGACGACCTTTTCGACCCCGAGATATCCGAGCTCGTACATCGCGCCCGAAGCGTACATCGCGAGCTGCGGGTTCAGCAGACGCACCCCACCCTCGTTTTCCGCAGCGAACACGAGATCGCCCTTGCCGAACTTGAAGTCGCAGACGTGCAGGACTCCATCATTTAAAGCGATGAAGTCTGCTGTGCCTGTCGCCAGCTCGCCGTCGGGCGCGTACTCGCCGGTCAGATGGCCGATCGGAACCCGGCGCTCGACAACGATCCACTCCGCGTCTTCGGCCAACTTCAGGCAGTAGTCGACGTAACTGCGGATGTACGGCATCCAGTCATCCGGGACCTCGCAAAGCTGGGGCTCTCTTCCGAAAATGCGAGCTTCGAGCTCCTGCGCGGCGCGCTCGTGCGCGAGCGTGCCTTCGTCGGTCGCGTCTGTCGTCTGCTGCTCGAACTGCTCCGAGAACGCGACCGAGCCCGGGCAGCGCATCCAGCGGTGAGCGCTCGAAGGTGATAGCTTCGCGTGGTAGCCCATGTCACGACCCCCAAGCGTCGGCGAGGATCAGACCGATGTTCGCCACAGCGTAGCCGAAGTACACGATCCAAAGGGGGCTTCCCTTTAAAGCGAACAGGATTGACGTGACCGCATACACGAGCGTCACCGCAGCCACCAGAAGAATCGTCGCGCTCATTGCAGTGCCTGCAGCTTCTCGTAGACCTTGGCGCTATCCTCTGGAGCGACCTCCGTGATCGTCTTGACCCCCAACGATGCGACGAACGCTTTCACCTTCTCGGTGCCGATCTGCTTCGCTTTCTCGGCTGCCAGCTTGCGCAGCTCGTTCCCGCTGTAGACCTTCGGGATGCTGGCCACCTTATCCGGCTGCTGCACCTTCACTGCGCCAGCGGTCTCGTGGATGAGCTCCACGCGTTCAGCGGACGGCAGCAAAGTATTTAAAGCGTTGATAGCTTCCCGGATGTCGTTCGCGTCGTTGGGGTTCACGATGATAGAAAGATGCGGCATGTCGTATTCTCCGTGTTGAGTGAGGCGCGTAGTGTGCCATACTTGAATTCCTTTTCAACAGAACAGGAGAACCCACCATGAGCAAGGACGATGTCCATATCGGACTGGTTGTCAGCAAAGCAACACGTAAGCGGCTGCAAGCAGCCGCTAAACAGCATTCCGTGAGCCTCAGCGCTATCGTGCGGTGGGCAATTTCGTATTACCTCGACCAGAAGGAAGCGCCGCCCGCAGCCCGCAGAGGCTCTAAGTAAGGTTCGAGAGTACGCGATCCCGCGTTGGCTGGGGCGGCGCGGGTTCATGATACATTCACCGCCCCTCTGTTCAACCCACCCACGAGGAACACGTGAATCACACCCCGTCTATCCTGACGCGGAGCGGAGTTCTGTTCGATCTCTCCTACCCGAAGCCCGAACTCATCCGACTCGAAGACATCACTTACGCGCTGTCGCACATCCCTCGATTCACAGGCCATACGCGCACGCGTTGGACTGTAGCGCAGCACTCGTTGCTCGCGTATCACCTCGCGTCGAGATTCAGAGGCTTACGACTGCGTATCGTATGCCTGTTGCATGATGCTGCCGAGGCGTATGTTGGCGACGTCTCGTCGCCCCTGAAGGCGCTCGTGCCGGGCTTCCGCGATGTCGAGAAGCGCATTCAGGATGCGATCTTCGAGAAGCTCAAAGTTCCGCGGCCCAGTTGGGAGATTCTGGATACGGTGAAAGCGATCGACTCGATCTGCTACGTCGCCGAGCGCCGAGTTCTGATGCCTCAGATCGATTACGCAAAGCTCTACGAACACGAGGACGAAAAATACAGAGAAGTCGAATTCTGGTGTCCACGCGCCATCGAGACAGCGTGCGCGTTTATCAAGTCGAACCTCTTCGTCAACGCGAGCGGGAAAGGCAAGTACGCGTCATCCGGCCAGCTCGCGAAGGAATTCGAGCGCGCGATCCTGCATGAGCTGGAGGAGCGATGAGCTACGGTACGACAGCGAACGATCTGCTCGCACGCGGATACGAGCCGATCCCTTGCGCAGGCAAGCGCCCGATCTACAGCGATTGGCAGAACAAGGTCGGCGTCAACCCCGCAAAGCACTACGAGGCGAACGTCGGTCTTCTCACACGATCGACTCCGGCTCTCGATGTCGACTTCGACAACGAGGACGTACTCGGCATCGTCGAGAGCATCATCGGCAATGCCCCAAAACGCATCGGGCGCAAGGGAGCCCTCTATCTCTTCCGCACCGACTCACCTTTCCGAAAGATGAGGCGAGAGTACGTGCGCGACGGTGAGCGCGGCGCGATCGAATGGCTCGCGGACGGGCAGCAGTTCATCGCGTACGGCGTCCACCCGGACACTGGCAGGCCGTACACGTGGGTCGGTGGTTGTGGCCCACGAGATGTCGAGTCGCGCGAGCTTAAGACGGTCGACGAGACGGCGGCGTTGCGGATCCTCGATGAGATCGAGGGGCGTCTGCTCGCTGCAGGCTGGCAGCGCAAGTCCGGTGCGGCAGGCTCTACCGGGTCGATGATACGCCGCGGTTCCCCGGTCGAGTTCGGCATCCCGGAGGCCGATTACACGCAGCGCCAGATCGAGTGCCTGAAAGCTCTTCCTCATCTCGACGCTGAGGACTACGGATCGTGGATCGCTGTCGGGCACGCGCTGCGGTCCGAGGGTTTCGAGTTCGAAGTCTACGATGCGTGGAGCCGCACGGCGCCGAATTACGATCGCGATGCGTGCATCAAGCGATGGGAGAGCTTCAACCCTCGCAGCGCGGGAGCGTATTCGCTGCTTCGAGCAGCCGGGATGAGCAGCGCGAGGCTCGACTTCGAGCCGGTCGCGGGCGCGAAGGAGGAGCCCGCAGCTCCCGCAAAAAAGTCGCCCGACATCCAGACGATCGCGAGCATCGCGGAGCGCAAGCCACCCGAATGGTTGGTCAAGGGTCTCATCCCGAAGGTATCTCTCGTCGGGCTGATCGCTTCCCCGAACGCGGGGAAGAGCTTCCTGCTTCTCGACCTATGCGCGGCCGTTGAGCGTGCAGGGTCGTCGGATGTCACGTGGTTCGGGCGTCGCGTCAAGGCTGACGAGCGTTCGATCTGCGTCGTGTTCAGCTACGAGGGTTCGATGGTCGTACGTGCGAAAGCGCTGCGCAAGCGGTTCGCCGGGGTCGGCAGCCGGATCGTGATTGAGAGCGGTTGGCCGAACCTACGCGACCCGGAAAGCGTTTCCCGAGTCATGGAGCGTATCAGGGAGATCGAGGAGGGGCTCGAGGGGCGTGTGAGACTGATCGCGTTCGACACCCTCAACCTTGCGCTGGCGGGTGGGAACGAGAACAGCAGCGAGGACATGGGGGCCGCTGTAGGAGCTATAAAGCGGCTTCGGGACGCGTTTCGTTGCTCGGTAGTCGTCTCCCACCATCTGGGGAAGGACGAGACGAAGGGGGCCCGCGGGCATACGTCGCTTCTGGGGGCTCTCGATACGGAGATAACGATCGTAGGTGATCAGGCAGCCCCGACCAGGACGATCGAGCTGACGAAATGCCGAGACGGGGATCGGGTCGGGAATTTCGGGTGGTTCCGGCTCTCGGCGGTCGGGCTTGGGTTCGACGAGGACGGCGACGAAATTACGTCATGCGTGGTCGAGCCGACGGTAGAGGAGGAGGCGGCAGCCGGGCGGATGAAAGAGGCCGAGGAAAGGGTCCGGAAGGCCTTGGAGCCATTCCCGAGCGGGTTGAGTAAGAATGCCCTATTCGCGGCCGTCGGCGGCTACAGGAACCGATTTTTTGCCGATCTTGAGGCGCTACGTGAGGCCGGCAGGGTGGAGTTCCGGCCGGGGGCACGCGGGGCTGTTCTGGTGGTGTGGAAAGGTGGTCCGACCAATACCGACCAGTACTAGTACTGACCGGTACTAGTACTGGTCAGTACTAGTACCGGTTCGACCAGTACTAGTACTGCCCCTATAGGGCAGTACTAGTACTGGTCGGTAGAACCGGTACCGGTCGGCGTACTAGTACGGGTCGAAGCCCTGCCGAAGCCTCTGATCAACCCCTACGTTCGGGTCGGGCCGGGCCGGGTCGGCGCCCTGCAAAAGCCGCCGATCAAACCTTGCGCCCGGGTGCAAATGTTGCGTTTTCGTAACAGCCGTTCGTGGCCGACGAACGGTAGGCGCTGGTGCTTGACAGCAGCGGGGATACGCTTTAAAGTGCAGTCATCGGTTGGTTGATTCACACGGAGGTCGAGATGAAAGTTATGGTCGTCATCACGCAAGTTTGCGGTATGGGTTGGGAGCGCAACGAGCTGTCGATCGTTGTGTCGCGTACGGTCAGCGAGACAGCCGCGCGTAGGGCGTGCCGCAAGGCCGGTTACGAGCCGGTGGGTGGACAGATTATCAGCGGCAAGGCGGTGCGCGTTCGTACGTATCTGCACGACTCCCAAGATTCGATCGACGCCGGTAGGCGCGAAGACAGCGGTCGCGTGTACGCAATGTTGCGGGAGATAGGGAAGCACGACGACGAATTCGTCGTTGAGCGGGTGGTCAAGGTCAAGCCGTGGTCGTTGGAGGTTGCCCGCCGCTCGCGAGCCGACGAACGGTAGGCCAGAGGGCTTGACAGCGGCGGGGATACGCTTTAAAGTACGCTCAACGGTTGGGGATTGGCTCCAACTGGGGACGAAAGGAGAGTCGAGATGGTCCTTCTGAACTTCGAGCTGAACCGGAACGACGGCAAAGGTGAAGTCGACGTAATGCGACTGGTGCGCGATTTGCACTACTTCGGCACGTCGCCGGTGCTTCTTGGTACGCCGAAAAGCGACACGGAGCCGACCGCGGTGATCTCGGTGAAGCATCGGCCGACCGGTACGATGGTCGACTACCTGTGCGACCGGTACGCGCAGGATTGCTTCGCGGTGTACTGCCCGTCAACCGGCACTGGCGAGCTGGTAGGGCCGAAGGCCGCCGAATGGGGAGAGTTCAACCCGGCCTACTTCATCGTGAACGGATACGGTAAGCGTCTTTCGGAGGCGCTTGCCTAGAAACTCAACACCCGACTGTTGCCGACCTGCTACAATGCAGGCCGGTCTTCTTTTTGTCGCGAAAAAACAACATTATGCCAAAGGGACGTTCGAACAACCCCAACGGCCGGCCGAAGGGCTCGCCGAACAAGATCACGACCGAGCTTCGGGAAGCCATCCTAGAGGCCGCCAAAGCGATCGGCCGTCGCATCGCTGCCGAGGATCCATCCGCCTCGAAGGATGCGATCGTGGCCTATCTGGAGCGCTTCGGGCTATCTCCGCACAAGGAGGAGCGCGTAGCGCTACTTCAGCTCGTCGGCAAGGTTCTACCGCTGAAGGTCTACGGCGCAGACGACGGGCCGCTGCAGATCGTCATCCGCACCGAAGGGGATACGCAATGACAACGTCCAAGGGCGCAGCGATCGGCCTGCTATCGATCCTGCTCTGGCCGATCGCGTTCATCGTGGTCGCAGTATGCGCGATCCTGCGCCTGCCCTATCCTCGTTGGGTCGACACGATTGACGATCCGTACGTGCGCGATGGGGTGGGCTCGCATCGCGGCCAGTACGAGCCGACGGTGCGTGAGGTCCACGAGCGCTTCGGTCGCGTGATCGGTGACATCTACTGGCTCGGGTTCCGCAATCCGTGCTACGGATTCCTGATGAGCTTCAAACCGGCGCAGCTCACGCCGCAGTACGACTACAAGATCGGCTACTACAACTACTCGCACTTGCAGGATGGCATGCGGCATCGTTCGATCGGCCGCTGGATCACGGTCTACACCGTGGTCGACTACAGCGCGATCGTCGTGTGGCCGCCGGGCCCGTTCTGGGCTGTCTTCGGGTGGAAGGTTGACACGATGGTGAAAGACCCGACCGGGTTCCGGCACCCGACCAACGCAGAAGGGCGCCCGGTGTTCAGCATCCGGTCGAAGCGGTTGCGATGAGCGAGATGCCCGGGTTCTTCGGCGATGCGATGTTCGCGATCGCGCTCGTGATCCAGCTCTGGCTGCCGATCGCGATTCTGACGTTCTGAAGCACGTGGCGAAGATCGAGTTGCCGGCGAACTTCACGCCGCGCCACTACCAGAAGCCGATCATGCGCTTCTTCGATCGTGGCGGTAAGCGTGCGTTCTGGTGCGTGCATCGTCGTGGAGGCAAGGATCGCACGATGCTGGCGCAGATAAGCAAGATGGCGCACCAGCGCATCGGCACGTATTGGCATATGCTGCCGACGCTGAAGCAGGCGCGCAAGGCGGTCTGGGACAACATCACGTTGGACGGGAAGCGCTTGATCGACGCCACGTTCCCGCCCGAGATCGTGGTGAAGCGCAACGAGACGGAAATGAAAATCGAGCTGAAATGCGGCTCGATCATCCAGCTCATCGGGGCTGACAACTTCGACTCCAACGTCGGCGCGAACCCTGTGCATGTCACCTTCAGCGAGTTCGCATTGACGCATCCGCGAGCGTGGCATCTCGTGCGCCCGATCCTCACCGAGAACAACGGCACTGCAGCGTTTATCAGCACTCCGCGCGGCTACAACTCGTTCTACGAGATTGGCGAGGTCGCGCGCAAGGATGACACCGGCCGATGGTATTACGCGGTCATGCCGATCGACGTGACGGGCGTCATGACGCGCGAGCAGGTCGAGCAGGAAGTGCGCGAAGGCATGCCCGAGAATCTCGCGCGGCAGGAGTATTACTGCGATTTCAGCGCAGCGAACGTCGGCTCGATTCTCGGTCCATGGCTCGAAGCCGCTCATCGCGAGGGGCGGCTGCTCGATGATCTGGTCGCCGACCCCGACGGTTCGCCTCTGGAGCTGTCGGGCGACTTGGGGTTCAACGATACGTGCGCGTGGTGGCTGTGGCAGCGGCTCCCAGGCGGATGGTTCGCGTGCCTCGCGTACGTCGAGGATAGCGGGCTCGACGCGCAGGACTGGCTCGATCGCTTCAACGAGAGGCTCGGTTGGACGCCGGAGCGTATCGGTCAAGTCTGGCTGCCGCACGACGCTCGAGCGAAGACGTTCGCGACTCGCACCAGCGCTTTAGAGCAGTTCCGCGCTGCCGGGTACAAGACCGACATCGTGCCGCAAGTGAGCGTGACGCACCGGATCAACGCCGCTCGCACGATCGCGCGCCGCACGGTCTGGAACTCGGTCACGTGCGAGATCGGGTTGAAGGCGCTGCGCGATTGGCAATACGAGTACGACGAGGAGCGTCGCACGTACAGCAAGAACCCAGACCACAACTGGGCCTCGCACGGGAGCGACGCGTTCTCGTACGGCGCTCTCACGATGGAGTCGCGCAGCATCGAGCTACCGACTCTGAAGGAGGTCAAGCAATTCGCGAGGACGGCCGACCGCGGGTTCGCTTTAGAGGAGCTCTGGGACACGGCGCCGATGAGGAGTAGCCGCGTATGAAGAAGGAAGACGTCGCGTACAGCAACCAACCGAGCAGCTACGACAAGACGCCGCAGGGGATGGCGGAGCTGTGGGCGAAGGAGCTTGAGGCTGCCGGCAAAGAGCTGAAGAGCTTCAAGGAGAAGTCGAAGGTCGTCGTCCAGCGGTATCTCGACAACCGCGACGGCCTTTTCGACGACCAGCGCAAGAACGTCAACCTGTTCTGGTCAACGACGCAGGTCTTGCTTTCTGCGCTGTTCGCCCGGCCGCCGAAGGTCGACGTCAGCCGCATGCACAAGGACGCGCAGGACGACGTCTCGCGCGTCGCTGGCGTCATCCTTGAGCGGATCCTGAATCGCGGGCTGCAGGACGACGGGAAATTCGATCGTGAGGCGTTCAAGCAAGCGATCAAGGATCGTCTCATCGTCGGTCTCGGTCAGGTGTGGGTCCGTTACGAGGTCGAGATCGAGAAGCAGACGATCGAGCCCGCGATCGACCCGGTGACGGGCGCACCGATGGGCGAGCCGATCGAGGCAGAGGTTATCAAGGAGGAGTCGGTTCCAGTCGACTACGTGTACTGGGAGGACTTCGACTGGTCGCCCTGCCGCACGTGGGAAGAATGCCGGTGGGTCTCTCGTCGTACGTATCTGACGAAAGACCAAGCTGTGAAGCGGTTCGGTGAGACGATCGCGTGCCAGCTCAACTACACGAACAAGAAGAAGGCGGAGAGCCCGATCGACGTGCAGTCTGAAGCGTGGTCGAAGGCGTGCGTCTATGAGATCTGGTGCAAGGACGAGAAGAAGGTCTACTGGTACAGCCCAGGTTGCCCTGTGATCCTCGACGTTCGCGACGACCCGCTGCAACTCGAAGGCTTCTTCCCGTGCCCGAAACCGCTCGCTGCGAATCTCACGAGCTCGCGCTTCATGCCAAAGAGCGACTACGCGATGGCGCAGGACATCTACACGCAGATCGATGAACTGAATACGCGCATCTCGTGGCTCGTGAAGGCGTGCAAGGTGGCCGGCCTGTACGACCAGAACACGAAAGGGAGCGTCCAGAGGTTGTTCCAAGAGGGCAGCGAGCTGTCTCTGATCCCGGTCGACAACTGGGCCGCGTTCGCAGAGAAGGGCGGCGTTCAGGGAACCATCTCTTGGGTCCCGATCGAGCAGATCGCGAACGTCATTGCGCAGCTTCGAGTAGAGCTTGCATCCGCGCAGCAGCAGCTCTATGAGGTGCTCGGCATCAGCGACATCATGCGAGGCGCAACGGACCCGAACGAGACGCTCGGAGCCCAGCAGCTCAAGGCGCAATTCGGGAGCTCGCGAGTCCAGTTCACGATGAGCGAGATTGCGGACTGGGTCGCGTTCGCGTGCCGCATCAAGGCGGAGATCATCAGCCGCCATTGCCAGCCAGAGAGCATCGCGAAGTGGTCGAACATCGAGGCCACAGCCGACGCCCAGCTCGCGCCGCAAGCGATTCAGCTCATCAAGAGCTTTGAGGACTTCGAGTGGAGGGTCTCGATCGACCCGGATACGATGGCAGCGATCGACTACGCGCAGGAGCGGGAGTCGAGGACTCAGATGCTCGACGCTCTCGGCGTGTTCATGGAGCGCACGATGCCCCTCGTGCAGCAGGCTCCTCAGGCTGCTGGTGTCGTTCTGGAGCTCGTCAAATGGGCGATCGCGGGCTTCAAGGTCGGCAAAGAGGTCGAGAGCGTTATCGACCAGACGATGGATGCGATCAAGCAAGGCGCGAGCCAGCCGCAGCAGCCGCCGATCGAGCTGGAGCTGGAGAAGCTGCGCGCCCAGAACCGCATCGACGTGGAGATGATCCGCGGCGACACGCAGCGAGACATCCAAGCCTCGAAGCATCAGATCGAGCTGCTGAAGCTCGGCATGGAGCAGCATCTCGCGCAGCTCAATCAACAGCTTCAGCTCATCTCCGACACCATCGCGCAGCAGCGCGACGACGT